ATTGTTAATGGCGGTATATATTTTCGTAATGTGAACGTGTGTATACATTACAAGGATGTATTAGATAACCAAACATTTATGAAAGGTGATGAGCCACAAACATATGAGTGTATATGCAAGCTTGTGCCTTTTGTAGATACAGACAAAGTAAAGGTGTACTAATGGTTACAGTTGAACAGTTTCTTAAATGGAAGATACTTCCTAGATGTATGATGCTTGCGAGTACAGTCATGTCATGGAGATGTGCTGAATGGTTTATGGATTTACAAGATCCAACAGCTAGTCAATCAGCCTTTGTATCTGTGGTCATGGGTGTAATGACTGGTGTCTTTGGTATATGGATGGGTCACGAACATAAGGAGCATAAATAATGTTACAAGCATTTATAGGACCAATAGCTAATTTAGCCGGCTCATGGATGCAAAGCAAAGTTGAGAAGGTAAAAGCAGATGGCCAGGCAAAGGTTGCCCAGGCAAAAGCTAAAGCCGTTGTAGCGGAAAAGGTAGCGACCGGGGAAGTTGAATGGGAAAAGTCTATGGCAGATGCTACGGATGGATCCTGGAAAGATGAGTTCGCCCTGGTCGTATTGTTAGCCCCTGCAATATTAGTTTTTATACCAAGCATGACTGAGTATGTAAGAGCTGGTTTCGAGGTGCTAAACACCCTGCCTGATTGGTACCAGTACTTATTATTTATAGCTGTTAGCAGTTCCTTTGGCATCAAAGGTGTTAACCAGGCCATGAAACTTATGGGTAAGAAAAAATGAAGTATAAAATTTTNATGAANATGTATGANTTTTTCCACGATATAGCAGATTTTTTTTGGCGAAAATCTATGGGAGAATTACAAAAAAGGAGTGACAAATATGGGAAGAAAAGTGACTAGAATACCACATAACAACTGCCTGGAATGTGGAACAGATTTAAGAGAAGTAACTTATATCAGGCCTTATGCAAAAGTTTGCTCAGAATGTAAGTCATTAGTATGGGCTGGTAATTCAGAGATAAAAAAAGTTACACATGATCTGCAAAAACGAAACAGCAAAATGACACAAGAAGAATTGGGCATGGACGAAAAGTTTGAAGATGACCCAAGAGCTGTAAACGAAGTCGAGTATGGCAGAGTTTATAGGAAAGCAACTGTAGTCGGTGGCTACGTTAATATATTAGAAAGGAACCATGATGTCTAAACCTGGATTATATGCAAATATAAATGCCCGTAAAAAGAAGGGTATCTCAAGAAGTAAAAAGAACTCAACAATTAGCAAAGATGCCTACGCTAACATGAAGGCTGGATTCAAAAAGAAAAAAAAGTAAATGAATTTATCTAAAAATTTTAGTGTGGCAGAGCTGATAAAAAGCCAAACCGCAGAGCGTAAAGGTATCGATAACACACCTAATGCAGATCACTTGTATAATATGAGGATGTTAGCTGAAGAAATACTACAACCTATCAGAGATGAGTTCGGCCCTTTCATTGTATCAAGTGGTTATAGATCTGTAGCTCTATGCGAAGCTATCGGATCAAAAGCTACTAGCCAACATGCCAAAGGCCAGGCCGGTGACTTCGAGGTAGCTGGTATTGATAACTATGATCTATGTAAATGGATAGAAGAGAACCTAGAGTTCGATCAGCTTATACTAGAATGCTATAAGCCTGGGCATCCGAATAGTGGTTGGGTTCATTGTTCGATATCAGATAGCCCCCGAAAAGAAACGCTTACTTACGATCGATCCAGGGGCTATAGACCAGGTTTAATTAGAGATTAACTCTATAGCTCTATAAGCACAGCCACCGCTATGCTTAAAACGCTTTATATGGCCTTTATCTTCTAGTTTGTTGAGCAACATAAATACGGAGTTAGTTGACTTTACATTTATGCCTTCAGCTATTTCTCTATAGGTAGGCATGTACTCTTTATGATTATAATATTGCTCCAAAAATTTTAGTACTAAATGTTGTTTAGGCGTTAAAGGCATTTTCTGCATCAAACAATCTCCCTTCATCCATTTCAATTTCTTCAACTAATCCAAAGTCAACTTGTCTTAACTGCTCAAGAACTTCCATGTTAAGAGTTTTATATTCGTTGTATTTCTTTTTCTTAGTTTCAAAATCCCATAGTTTAGTCCGGTTAATAAGTTCCATGTAATGCCTATACTCCATGACAAAATCATTTTTATTTTTTTGCTTTAGTGCAGGTTTACCAGGAATATTTAATGACCATAGCAAGTCTTTCTCTTCTATTTTTTTCTCTTGCTCTTGGCTCATGTCTTCCAAAGCTTCTACAATATCCTCTGTAGATCTATTGTCTTTGTCGTACTTCTTTAATTTTTTTTGTTTAGTGGCTTCTTCTGTTGGATAATCTTCAGCTTCCTCACCACTAATCAATCCGCCAATCACATCAGCAAAAGCATCACGTAAAGCAAAGCCCCTAGCTCGCATCTGAAGCATTCTATCAGGATAAGATTGCCAAGGTTTTCTGTTTAAAAGTCCAGCCTTTTGAGCATTATTCATACTAAAGCTAGCAGTAATAACTTCAGTTTCTCCGTTAGGTGCAAGCCTGGATACAGAACATGTTGCAGTACGTGCATTACCTTCACCTTCTATTGTTTCCTTGACTGACAAACAACGCTTATCATTTCTAACCATAGCTAGTAAGGCATCGCCCCATATAGACGGCTTGCCATTTATGACTGCGATATTCTGCATAGCTTGGAAAGGTGCCAGGCCAAGAGAAGCTCCAGCAGATACAGCTAAAAATATATTAGCCGGTTTGTTTCTATAATTATCAGGTACCAAATCTGACTTTGCAAACATCTCTGAAATTTTTAGTGCTTGATCTACGTCAGTAGGTATTAAGTTAGTTCTAAGACTATTCATTATTAATCTCCTCTATTGAAAATCGTCTATGTTCTGTAGATGGCTTGGCCGGTATAACCTTTTCCGGTTGTGCCTTACGTTTAACTATTGGGAAGTTGATTTTATATCCACCTACCCTGGCGTATTCCGCATCATGTTCATCAAGAACAAGCTCCAATGCTTCCTGGCATTCTTCCATGCGAAGCTTCCAGGATTTCATTTCAGCCTTACATTTATTATAATCTGTAATGATTTGGATTATCTCAGGCTTAGTACCTAAGTGATCAAGAGATATAGTTTCCGGTTTACCATTGTCTATTGGGGGATACGGATGATCCATATCAACCCGGTACCAAAAATCAGCGACCTTTTCCATGATCAACTTGATAAGCTTTTCACTTCGTCTATACGGATAAAGTTCAAACTTTAATTTAGGACCAAGCTTGGCAATAACACCCCATTCAAACTCAGCACATAGCATTTGTGTTTGTAACTGAATGACTTGTTCTGCCCTTGGCGGACCATCATCCCAGCCATCAGTCTTTATCTCTAATGCTCCATACCCTTTAACAGTTATAGGATCGCCTTGTGGGTTAGGTATTGTTAGTTCGCCCCCAACTACCTCTAAGATAGCATCAAGCGATGCACAAAGCCTTAAATCAGTTTTACGATGGGCTTCGGTAGTAGGAATGTAATTACATGCCACTTCATCAGCACACATTGCATCTAGTTTATCACTTGACCAATATATCAAAGGCTCTTCAAGATAGTTTCCACGATCCTGAGCATCGGCATACATTGTCCTATCAATAGTTGTTACACCATTTCTAGCATTCATAACTATTTGTCTAACTTGTTCGTTAGTTTGAAAAGGAGTTTCACCCAGGACTATTGCCCCTACCTTTGAAGCTCCTAGTTCTACTGCATCATCAGACCATTTTGTCATCTTAGCACCTCATAGTTTTGTGCAAAGCAAACATCGTCAACAAGACATGCAATGTGAAATGTGTAGTAGATTACAGCTAGTGCAAATACTGTCAAAAGGATGTAGAAGATTACCTTGGTAAGTATTACAAAAGCTAGAGGGATTAGCCCAAATGGGCGGTTTGTGGGTGTGTCATGATATATATTATGCGACAAACTTATAATATTATTATATAGGTCTTCCCTAAAGTGTTGATATATCTGCATTATTATTTTCCTTTCTTTTGCAGTTACATTTACATGGGCTAGAAGTCGTGGCACAAATGAATACCATATGTTGATTCACTAGGCCTAACCCTTTAATTTGTGGTGAGATAAAATAGGTCATCTTAGAGAATGTACACCAAGCATTTCAAATAATCCATGAGTAGTCTTAATAGATAAGTTAGTTTCTACTACAGCCTCTTGAGCTTTGATTACTCTTTCAAATTTTGACTTACTTGCATCCTTAGATATTTTTCTTAACTCAGCACTTAGTAATCTTAAATGACGGGCAGTTGATTTAATCATTTGTATATCGACCATAGGTATTGTCATTCTGACAGCTACACGTAAATCTTTATAGGTTAGATATTCTTTGCCATTTAAAAGCATACGAGCGATCTTTTCTTTTTGAGGACCAGTTAACGTAGGGAACACATGCCCATCACGTAACTCGGCAC